CCAGAGCCAGATTCAGACTCATCTTCGTGAGACCCAGAAGCATCTGACCCAGAGCCAGAAGAAGAGGCAGACGCAGATTCCATGGTCTCCACACTCTCCAGCTCGACAATCTCAGGGTTCAGTTCTCCGCCATCCTCCAAACTTATATGGCTCGCCTCAGACCTCGGCGTGGAGTAGTGAAACGTGGTCGAACGCATAGATGAATTCGGGGTTTCTATCTGCGACGCATCATCATCAAAGTGTACGGAGAACAGCCCCTGGCGCCGGCGCTCCCAGAACAACTTGTAGCGCCGATAAGACTCGTACTCTCCGCTTATATTGTAACGATACTTGTCGGCCACGCCACGGTATCCACCATAAAACAAGCAGAAATGCGGGCTTATATTCCTCTCGCGAAGTTGGCCGAGTAAATAACTCGCCAGGCCATCCACATAGGCCTGATTCATCGGATTGCCGGCCTTTGCCTCACGTCGCCTCTCGCCCTTCTCAGGGCTAGAATAATAGGTCTGGATTGTGCGTATGGGGTCGAGCAGGTGGGTCACCTTACAAAACGCATTCTTAACCCCCTTTGACACAGTTTCTATGTTACACTCCCCTGGTCCATGAAAATCCACGGCACGCGCAAATAAGTTGTCCGCTGCCAACTGGCCTTCAGAGGAGGGCGCTGACCCAAGGAACTTTCCAATGATTGGTGTTACAGATGTTACTCCAGTATATCCGGCAAGGCGAGGTGCCCCGGAGAATCTCCTCCAAACAGGCAATGCCACGGGAACTGGTTGGGTTAAACACGGATCCATTCTAGCGGCGGCGGCGGAATTCCAAATGAGCTCGTAACCGCACGACTAAGTATTTTCACTCGCCTTAATACAAGAAATGTCTGACAAGGGCGATGCACTCAATGTGGGAATCCGGAAGTTTGACATGAAGATGATTCCGCAGGACGCCGTGTGCGTTTTCATTGGCAGAAGACGTACCGGCAAGTCTACTCTCGTGAGAGACCTCCTTTATCACCATCAGGAAATGCCTCTGGGAACTGTGATTAGTGGCACAGAAGAGTCAAACCAGTTCTATAAGAAACTCATTCCCCCGCTGTTCATCCACGGCGACTATAGTCCTGTCATTATTGCGAACTTTTGTAAGAGGCAGAAGATGATTATGGCGAAGATTAACAAGGAAGTGGAGACGTATGGACAACAGCGCACGGATCCGAGGAGTTTCTTGATTATGGACGACTGTCTATATGACGACAGCTGGCTTCACGATCGCAACATTCGCTATCTGTTCTTGAACGGCCGTTGGCTGAAGGTGTTCTTCATTATTACTATGCAGTACCCTCTCGGTATTCCTCCAATGTTGCGCACGAATGTGGACTATTGTTTCATCCTCCGAGAGCCCTACGTGACCAATCGCAAACGTATTTTTGAGAACTTCGGCAGTGCGTTTCCGAGCTTTGAGTTCTTCTGCCAGGTCATGGACCAGTGTACGCAGAACTATGAGTGTATTGTGATGAACAATAACTCGCAGTCGAATAAGCTGGAAGATACGGTATTTTGGTACAAGGCCGAGATGCACGGCGAGTTCCGCATAGGCGCCCAGGAGTTCTGGAATCATGCGATGGCGAATTATAAGGAGAAGGATGGCGAGGAGGGGAATGAATACGACGCTACGGCTGCGAAACGGTTGAAGGGGCCGATGATACAGGTGAAAAAATATCCGATGCAATAAGATTGATACTTCTTAGAATGGCGCTCACAAACGAAATGAAAGACATTTGCCGGGTCCTCCTTCTTATGTTTGTTCTTGGGCTATTGCTAGTGATTCTAGGTAAACCCATTTGCGAGGGATTTGCGAGCGGTGGCTCTGCGCGCTGTGGAGTGGATCTGGAGCCGTGCGGTGCGGGTCTGAAGTGTATTAATGGTTTCTGTGCGCAGACAGAGCCGAAGGCTGCCTATGATAAAGAGCCTGTCCCTCTTGCTCCTCAAGGTGTCCTGTCACCCCTGCCGTATTTTTAGAGGGGTCTAGTTAGAAAGATGGCGAAGTTGACCATAAAGACCGGCACATGGTATGTACTGCTCTTACTGGTTGTATTGCTGGCCCTTTTACCGATTCTAAAGGGAACTTCTAGCCTTCAGGGTTTCGTAAATCCCAATTACCCGGCTACGTGTAATCCTGTTTGTGGCGAGGGCCATTTCTGTGCGAAGGAGCCGAACACGTGCCTTCGTATTGGTACACGCTATCCAGATGCGGTTCCTACCGGCAACTTCTAGGCATTCTAATCCATGCGCTCAATCTTGCGCTGAATCGCCAGATCGGCGGGGCCAGAAAAGAGGCCGTCGTAACTGCTTCCTGAGGCGGCGGCAGAGGCCTCAACAGTCGGTGTCAGAGTGGCCTCAGGAGCCACTTCGGCCGCGGTGCGCGTCTTCGCATTCCCCATGCGCGACTTCTTTTGCTCGTTGTAAAAGACTTCGCGACTCTCCTCATTCTCCCGGTACTTCTTCATCAGAGTGTTCAGCTCCTCGTTCGCGTATTCCTGGTTACCCACCTTGTTTGCGTCAGGCTCCCAGGCCATCCACTTACCGACATAACCCTGGTAAATGTTGAAAGAGGGGTCGGCCTTCTGGAGGCGCTTGGCGCGCACCGCGGCCTCGGCCTCCGACGAGAATACCCCGCGCACCTTGATACCGCGCATGGTGGTGCGGAACTCGTTCTTCGCGAAGAACTCCTCCTCTAGCTTCGAACCATGAGTAAACAGGAAGTTCTCGAACTCCTCCTGAATCTTGGCATCGGCCAGCTCGCGCATGTTCTTGCGCACGTACTGCTGGAATTCCTCTACGAGCACATCGACACGCAGAAGATTCTTGCGAATCTCGTCGGCGGGCTTTACCGCCTCCGCATCAGGAGCAGGCGTAGCATCCGTTGCCTCTGCCACCTCTGCTGCCGCAGGAGCAGGCGCCTTATCCAGGTTACCGGCAAGGGTCTCCAGCTTGGTGTTGATGGCACTCACCTGCTCAGCCAGCCACACCTCCAGCTTCTTCGTACGCCACTCCAGCGCATAGTTCTGCACAAAGTTGCGGAAGAAGAAGACATCCTTGTTCGCCAAAACCTTCTCCGGGCTGAGGAAACTCAGAAGCACAACCTTCTGGCTACTGATCTCCGGATCCTCACTCAGGAAGTCCTCCTCGGGTTCATTGCGGTTCAGAGAAGTAGGAGCTCCAGACATTTCTGAAAGTGTATGTGCCACTCTGTTTAGACCTTCCATCCCGGGAAAAAAATCTATGGAACGAATATAGACAAGATGGACGTAAACGACCTTCTGACCCGCATTGTGAAGTATGTAGTGGAGGGCATTGCCGTGGCCCTGGCCCTTGTGTTCATTCCTCGTAAGCAACTGCCCATGGATGAGATCCTCACGGTGACCATCATGGCCGCCGCGGTGTTCGCGGTGCTGGACATCTTCTCGCCCTCCATCGGCGTGACGGCGCGCCAGGGCGCGGGCTTCGGCATTGGCGCCAACCTGGTGGGATTCCCCATGCGCTAAATACAAAAACCTTTTTAATAAAACACCTTGCGCTAGTGAATATCACGCACGCAATGAGTTTTCCATATAATGCTTCCGGCACATCGCCTCATACGAATCCGAGCCACCCACAAAGACCTGCTCACCGCCTTTGGAACCGCGCACGAGTGCCGAGAATAGTCCCGCTGTACCATCACCACACCTTTTACACAAGGATGTGAGACGCTGGACTTCGTCGGCGAGAGGCACGAGGCGAAGAATGTCTCCGAAAGGCTTCCGATCGGAATCGCCATCGAGCCCAACAACCACCACGTCTTTCCCGTCCTCCTCCACTGCTCGCATAACAAAGTCATACAAATCCGTGAAGAACTGGCCTTCTTCAATCACTACTAAGCGTGCAGCCGAATACTCGCCCCGTTGCTCCAACCCCTTTAACACATTCACCCCAGTGGCGTCCATGGATGCTCGGTCGTGCGTCATGATTTTTGATTCCTCGGAATAACGCGTGTCAGCCGATGACGTAATCACAAATGATTTCCAGCCGAGGACTTCTGCGCGTCGCACCTTTGCAATGACGGCCGAAGATTTCCCTGCGAACATAGGGCCCATAATGATGGTGAGAGAAGGCATGATAAGGACTTGTTTGTTTGTCGGCCAGACAGGGTCAATTTTTTATGGCTTATAAAATTTGATTATATATATGCTGTTGTTAATGATTCCCCACAATGGAAATTGAGTATAAACAGTATTCTGTTCGTATTGTGCACAACCCTTCTGACATTATAGTGAGATTTACCGATATGAATACAATGCGACTTTGGCAGGTAGTATATACAGAAAGAGATTTTGTAGAATACCAAGTTCTAGGCGGACTAGACTTTGTATTAAGTGTTCTGAAAGACGCCCTCAAATCCGAAGTATATGAAATTTCAGATTTGAAAGTAACCCCTAAACAACTCTCTTTCACAATCCAATATGCGCCTGATGAGCATTGTAAGCAAATCAACATTGAATTTCTTCTACCCGCAATTAAAAAGGAGAATGCAAATGTGGATATGGAAGCTCTTTCTAAGAAGATCGCCCTATTGGAAAAGGGCTTAGCTGAGCTCGTCCCTGTGCAAAAAGAGGTTGCGCAACAAAAAGAAAAGATTACCTCTTTAACACAGGACCTGGAAATCCAAAAGGAAAAGTCAGCAGGATATATTATTCTACCTGGATGCTTCTTACCGATTTGCGAAGATATTGTAACATTAAATTTGGGTTTGATCAATACAACAAATCCTCTAACGGGTTGGAGTTTTGCTTCTGCTAATTTTGCAAATTCACTATCCGGTGATTATTATATATGCAAATCTGTGGACAATCTTAATAATGTAAAGTATCTCAAAAAGTGTACATCACTCGCTATATCAAATCCAACAACCAAAGACTTTTCTCCTATAGCTGATATGAGGTCATTAATAAAGCTACATATTAGTTTCAGTAACCCATCTACTGATCTTGTAGATATATCTTGGATTGAAAAATTAACGAATCTTGAATCTGTTGTATTATTTAATTGTAAGGGCTTGATAAATATTAGTCCTCTACTAGAACTCAAAAACCTAAAATCTGTAGATGTTCGTGGCTCAGGAGTCCAGCATACATCGCTTTTCGGCACGCATGTTACAATAAGTCGCTAGTAATCTACATCTCCTTAGGAAACACTTCCTCATTTGTCGTCATAATACAGAATATCTTTTTCATTTCTGTCATCAATTTCTCACAAATAATCATTTCGTACATAGATGATGGATTTGTAGTAACTTTAATAATGTTCACGATTTCTTCAGGAGTTTGAATAATGAAATCACGGAAGGTTTTCCTAGAATTACACATTCCATCCGCAATAAGAGTCTCCATTGCTTTATCGTACATAGGCATATAGAACGAAGTCCATGTGCGAACAGTCATATACGGCATTTCTGTCTTTGAAAGGCCAAGTTTATCAAGAATACATGTTTTCAGAAGAATAGAATCGTATACAAACTGGATTTCAGGATTAGTAGCATATATCTTATTTGCTACTGTAGGGTTCATAATAAGCATGCCATTTAATAGTTCCTCTTTTTTCTCAATCAAGAAATCATCTATACCACTCTCCTTCAAAGGATACAGATTTAATTGGTTAACGAATTCTGTATAGATATTCGCAATAAGCTCATACTTTGTATCTACCTCAGTATGCCCTGTGTCTGTAAAGTATGCTTCCAATTTATTTCCTGAAATGATATGAATTGCAATATTCTGCCGTTTGACAGTGGTTCCAATAAACTCCACCACCTCATCTATCTTCAGCTTGCGATACTTAGCGTAAATATCAGAATTCTTCTCAAACACGATAGAATTATCACGACCATTGATCTCATCCATGAGCCACCCATCAAAGGTCTCCAAAACCCTTTTACACTTTTCCTCAACCGCACTTTTCTGTTGCTGTGAAATCTCTCTTGCCTTTTCAAGTTTCTTATTCACCTCCTCATACATGCTATTGATGATTTTATCATAAATCATACGTACAGGCTCATAAATATGCTGAATAGCCCTCTGAAACCGCTGGTATGCTGAAAGATAAGAAGTAAGTAAATGCGAATTTGGAACAACTGTAATACCAGCATCAGGAATGGTTCCAAGTGGTTGCGCCTTTAGAAGACTATCTACACCGCACTTCGCCAAATGCTCCCTCGCCTTCTTTTCTGAGTTTAGCTTTGCGCGTTCAATTGGACCATCTAGCTCTGCGTCCAACTTCGCCTTATGATCCTTCTTAATGGTTTCTGTAATATTCTTAAAACGCTTGGTGAATTCCGTCTTCACCTTTTTCACAGCTGCCTGGCGAGTCACGACATTTTTCTCATACATTTCCTGTGTTCCATCAACATCGATCTCAGACTTAAGTTCTGCAGAAACCTTATTCAACCACATAAGAATATCATTGTTGTGCGTCAAAGCAACGATATCCAGCTTATTAATATTGATCTGTTCATTGTTATTAATACTATCAATATACCCTGGAATACTTGTCAAGATATTTTCACGCGGTACTACTGCAGAAATGTCATCAATAATGCTCGCAATAGCAGAATCAAAGCCATTCTCCTTTACGGAAAGAAGCCCCATATAATCATTTGAAGAAAGTAGAGAATCCTCAGCTTTCTGTGGGTATTCGGTCTTAATAATCTTTACCGGTTGAGCAAAGACATTTTCAACCGACTCGCGAATGGAATTGTATTGATCATTATGATGTGCCATCAACTTCTCAAGCGTTTTGTGGATATCAGAACCCCTCTTAGCGTCAGAAATCCTGAATATGAGAGAAGGCTTCTCACAAGTATCCATATCAAGATATTGCGTAAATGTGCAAATAGGCTCAATAAGTTTAAGAGCAGAATTCTGAAGCATAGTTGACTCGTTGAATATAATAATATTTGATACAAGATATATAAATAGAAGAAGTGAAGGATCGTGTGATGCGTTCTCGTGTGCTAGCCCCTGGCTATCTAGTAGTAGCACATTATGCTCAGGAATGTAATAGTAATCTATTCCAAGCGTACAGTGGTCATCTCCATCTTGAGTAGTAAATATAGTGGTATTCTTACCAGAATATTTACTTATAAAGGCATTCAAGAAACTAGACTTACCCATACGAGCCTTGCCAATAATAGATATGATTTTAACAGGAGTAGTGGGCAATTCATTTTCTACGAGCAAGAGCTTAGTACCATCAAAGCGAATAAGAGGCTTTGAATGTAGCATTGCGGACTTTATATATAAAAATATCATGGATCAATTTTTTACTTGTTAAATCGACCTAATATACTGCCACTGTAAATCCGCACATATCAGCCCCCAAATCTTATCCTGGTTGTATAGCTTATCGCGGTTTTTCAACAAAGGAAAGCACTGTAAATAATCATCTAGCTCCAGCAATTCGCAGAACTTGTACAAGACGTACGAATAGGACAAGAAGTTGCTCCGATTCTTTGGGCAGTGCTTGACGAACGAGCTCTGAATCTCCTTGAACATGAATCGCAACTTCTCCTCCACTTCGCGCGACATGACAGGAGCAGTTTTTCCATTGATACGATTCAAAATATAAGGCACGTGCTCGTAAAAATTCGTGTGCTTGAGTTTTTTCAGAATCTCACGAATCTTCGCAGGTTTCAAGCCTTCCGTGCTAGATATCCGCTCCTTCTTCAGCTCCTCCATAATTTCGTCAAAGACCTCCTCAGGAATCTCAGTACTCTCCTTGGCCTGGAACTGGGCCAGCCACTCATTGAAATGGTTGATGCGCTTATAGGCGTAATATGTCACCTCGCGAGGAGGATCCTTGTAACTCGGCTTATCACTGTCTATCAGGACAAACTCCTGGTAGCCACACTGGTCACAGAAAAAGAGGGCTTCGTTAATACTGAATGTCATCTCTTTATCACAGCGCTCGCAGATTCCATAAGGATCTTCTACAGAGTTCGTGGACTTGGCGTGTTCTGGGTCAATCTTTTGTAGATATTTTTCCAGTAAGACCTCGCGACCTTCTTCCTGCTTCAAACCCCTCTGATGGGGAACAAACGGTTCGGCAGTCCCTTCATTCAGCGCGGCCAAGACACTTCCTGGCTTCACTTTAACAGCCTTGGAAGAACCCGTAGAACCTTGCTGGATCTTTTCCTGGAGGTCATAGTACTTATAAAGTATCTCACCCGTCTCAAAAAAATAGTCATACATAGGCTTGTTATCTTTCCAATCATCCCGCTTTTTCCTGAGAACTTCGTACTCATCTTCCAACTTTGTCTTTTCTACAACATCCGCACACGCTTCTATTCGTTTCTTAAGGGTTTCTAATTTAATTGTCATATTTTCCACTTCCTCTTTTTCTCTCTGTAAATTGCCTACCTGTATATGGTGTAAATTATCTAAGGTTGTTCTTGTAGCCTTCATTCTAATCCAAGGACAGGGACTAGTTTAGGTCGGCTTTTATAATGGTCTAAAATACTTAGTTTCCACGTATATATGAATCCAGATCGGCTACTATCATTAACAGGTTCTCTATACATTTTCCCAGGATATATATCACTGAAAAAAGGATATAATTATCATGCTTCTACGTGCTTCTTACTAGCATTCACATCATTTGTAATTCATAATTATCATCATCCAACATTTCTTATAATAGACCAAACAGCCCTACTGAATTATTTGATATCTTCCTTTTACATAGGATTTTATTATAATGTATCTAAGAAAACTATAGGACTTGGAGTTCTTTCTGTAGTATATTCTGCTTACATATATATAATAGGTAAACAAACGGGTACAATGGTTTGGGATAATAATATATATGTGAGAATCACATATCATTCTTTAATGCATCTTTCAACAAGTTCTGTAGTATACGTTGCAGTAAACGAAGCTACAGATAAAAATTGACCACCCAAACCATAAATAAATACAGTCTCACGAAATATGGATAAGACGCGCGAGGAACTCATTGCGCTTTGTAAGCAGAAGGGGGTAAAAGGGTATAGTGCAAAGAAGAAGGAGGAACTTGTGAAGCTTCTGGAAGCCCCTGCTCCTGGTCCTGGTGCTCAGCCTGGCGCTCAGGCTCAGCCTCTCAGAATGGTGGATCTCTTCGCCGGCACGGGCGCATTTAGTTTGGCCTTCGGTGCCTCTAACGCAGTCACCGTGTCATTTGCCAACGACATGGTGAAACATTCCAAGGAGGCCTATGATGCGAACTTCGGCCACAAGCTTACTCTAGGGAATCTAAATGACATTAAAGTGGAAGATATCCCTCCACACGATATTCTGACCGGCGGGTTCCCCTGTCAGCCGTTCAGCATTGCCGGCTATCAAGAGGGTTTCAACGATGAGCGCTCCAACGTCTTCTGGAAGATTCTCGCGATTATTGACCATCATCAGCCCCGCTGTGTAGTACTGGAAAACGTGAAGAATCTCGTCACCCACGACGACAAGAAGACATTCCAGACCATCCGCACTGAGCTGGAAAATCGTGGATACCACATTTGCCACAAGGTTCTGAATACCTCGGATGTTACAGGCATTCCTCAACACAGGGAGCGAATTTACATTGTCTGTATTAAATCAAAGGCTATCTACGACAAATTCAACCTGGATTTCCCCAAGATGGAGAAGAGGCCGATTGCGGAGATGCTAGAGACCGAGGTTCCCGCGAAATACTATTACAAGGAGACCTCCAGTGCCTGGCCCTTGCTCAAAGACGCGGTGAAAAAACCCCTGACGATTTATCAGTACAGGCGCGTCTATGTACGCGAAAACAAGAGCAAGGTGTGCCCTACACTCACGGCAAATATGGGCGGTGGCGGGCACAATGTCCCGTTCGTCCTGGACAGCAAGGGAATTCGTAAGCTGACGCCGAGGGAGTGTTTCAACTTCCAGGGATTCCCGCAGACTTATGTGTTGCCTGCTCTATCTGATGCGAATCTCTACAAGCTCGCGGGTAATGCCGTGTCCGTGCCCGTCGTCAAGCGAATTGCGGAGAGGCTCGTCCCCTTGCTAGTGGAGGGCTAACAAGCTCCATCGGCGTAATGACACGAATACCCCTTTTTACCATGTCCCACATAGCATCAGACCACCCGTACATCTGCGCCACTCCTTCTTCGCGTACGACAGCATAGGGACCACGAACCACAGCGCTCACATTCCATAGTATCATCATCAACCCATCTTTTACACAAAGCCCGGGACTAAACACATCTTCATAATCCATGTCTGTGATGACAACCAGATACTTCTTAGTACCAATAAGCTCATACGCCTTCTGGAAGTCTACTTTCCCACCACGTCCAATGGAACGAGTGGATGCCATCTTTTTACGCAAACTATCTCCAGGCCGAAATGTGTGCCAACGTGGCTCGGTATCGAATGTCAGGACACGACCACTGATGATCCCAAGGGTCAATGATATAGCCAAAGGTCTCCCCCACATGGACTCGCTGAAGTCACACATAAACACGGTATCTTCCGGAATAACATCGGACATGACGTAATCCGTATGATATTTTCTCGCCATTGTGAGAAACACAGGTGCCAGGAGTTTATCCGCCACAGCCGATGAAAATATTCTCTCTCCCGGCACTGCTGCTACGCCAGTAGCGCAAAATCGCTTCAGGCAGGAAACAGCCCCGCGATATCTACGTATCTGCTTACCACCCAGTGTCCATGGAAAGAAAAGCCGAGCAAAACGCCTCGTCAAAGGATTCTTCAGATCCACAGGAACCCATCTGACGAACTGACTCGGCTTCTCCGATTCCTGATCTTCCATAAACTGTCCAAGAACCACCGAATCAATCGCCTTATCCCCTGCCTCCGATATTCCATACAGTTCCCACAGATCTACCCATGTTCCATCCACGGGCACCCGCCTTAGAATGTCCTCGGCTAATCTAGGACACCCCTTTAACACTTCCGTCATAATCGCAGTATATCCTGCGCGATTCCCGAGTCCCAACCAATAAAACGCCAGGGCCACCACCTCTTTTTCAAACGCACCGAGAACCTGGCGAACAAGTCCAGGATCCACTGGCCTCCGGTGAAAAAGCTCTGTAAATAGACTCTCTTTAGGTGTTTGCGCCGTCATTGAGTAGTTCAACCCACCTATCTTTAGGCAGCTGCGAAAATTTCTGCGAATACTGTAGGAACTCCTCTCCGGCAGATTTTTTTTCTAAGTTAGGGGTATAACAAAATGACAGGTGGTGGTCTGATGCAGCTCGTGGCTTATGGCGCCCAGGATGTGTACCTGACGGGTAACCCCCAGATTACTTTTTTCAAGGCGGTGTACCGTCGCCACACGAACTTCGCGATGGAGTCCATTGAGAACCCCTTCAACGGTAACCCTCGCTTCGGCAACCAGGTGACGTGCACGATCCAGCGCAACGGCGACTTGATCTACCGCATGTACCTGCAGGCGACTCTGCCCTCCGTGAAGCTCCAGGCCGCCGACGGCTCTGGCGCGCAGTTCCGCTGGCTCAACTGGGTGGGCCACAACCTGGTTGACTGGGTTGAGCTCCAGATCGGCGGCCAGCGCATTGACAAGCACTATGGTGACTGGCTCCACATCTGGAATGAGCTCACCCAGGAGCCTGGCAAGCAGGCGGGCTACGCCAAGATGGTGGGCAACGTGCCCTACCTGACCAACCTGATTGTGCAGGGCGGCGAGGACTGCGACAACGACTGCGCGGGCGGCGAGCCCAACTCGTCTGCGGAGCTCCTGGGCTGCACGCCCGAGTACACGCTGTACGTGCCCCTGCAGTTCTGGTTCTGCCGCAACCCTGGCCTGGCGCTGCCCCTGATCGCTCTCCAGTACCACGAGGTGCGCATCAACCTGCAGTTCAACGACCTGAACAACCTGGTGTGGGACAACGCGCCTGGCAACGCCAACGTGCACGTGGTGCGCGACCGCGTGAACTCCGCCAACCTGGTGGCGGCGTCTCTGTACGTGGACTACATCTACCTGGACACGGACGAGCGCCGCAAGTTCGCCCAGGTGTCCCACGAGTACCTGATCGACGTGCTCCAGTTCACGGGCGCGGAGTCCATCAACTCCTCCTCCAACAAGCTGAAGCTGAACTTCAACCACCCTTGCAAGGAGCTTGTGTGGGTGGTGCAGCGCGACTCCTTCGTGTCGTGCGACGACGCGGTGGTGAACGCGTGGAAGGGCCAGCAGCCGTTCAACTACTCCGACTGGTGGGACCGCTCCTGCCTGGAGTCTGGCTACTCCGTGACCCGCGTGGAGGGCATGGCGGGCAAGAACCCCGTGGTGACGGCTCTGCTGCAGCTCAACGGCCACGACCGCTTCACGGTGCGCGAGGGCGACTACTTCAACCTGGTGCAGCCCTACCAGCACCACACCAACGTGCCGGCGGTGGGCATCAACGTGTACTCCTTCGCCCTGTCCCCTGAGCAGCACCAGCCCAGTGGCACCTGCAACCTGTCCCGCATTGACAACACCACGCTCCTGCTGACGGTGTCCAACAACGCGGTGGGCTCTTCCACGAGCTCTCAGGTGCGTGTGTACGCGACGAACTATAATGTGCTCCGCGTGATGAGCGGAATGGGAGGGTTGGCGTATAGCAACTAAGGACATTCATGATATAAACACGTCATGGATTACAATTTGTATACATTTTAGTATGTGACGGTGTCCACGGTAACTCTTCAATTGGTTAAACCCCGGCAGGAAGCCGTGGACGGCTTAAACAGTTTACACGTTTCTATTATAGAATGGAAACGTGTAAAGCAACCATACAAGAAGGTCCTAGAAAAGGAAACCGCTGTAAATTCCCTCCGAATTCTACAATGTATTGTGGACGCCACCAGAGGAATAAGATATATGATGATGGCCTGGCAGAAGGTAAGAAGTGGTGTAGATTCTTTTTCAGAGGTTGTAGCAATGAGGTCTTAGAAGATGGAATGACTTCTTGTGAAGATTGTAGGGCAAGGCTTATGAAGAAGGAGAATGACTGTAAACACGATGGGTGTACATTCAAAACGAATGATGAATACTGTAAGAAACATCTGCGAGATATTTATTATTCGGAGGAAAAGGAGAAGGGTATCTTATTCTGTGATATAGCACGAGGATGTTTTACTGTCCTGGATGGATCTAAGAAGTCGTGTGACAGCTGTCTAGAAAAGATAAGGGAAACGGATAAGAAGCGGTTAGATTCTCGTAGACAACTTATTGAGGTTGCACAAAGTACGAATAATCACACAAGATCCTGTGTAAAGTGTACAAAGGATTTTGAATCATTTCAAACAGGGCGCAGAAAAGATTCTATGCATTGTAGAGAATGCTTAGAAAAACAGGCGAAGTGTGATAAGAAGCGCGAAGATCGTATGAGGAATTATAAGAAAGAGCGCATAGATAACTTAGACACTTATTATAAAAGCCATGTAACCAAATCTTTAGTTAGAGGTTACGGAGACTTCCAGATAAACTTTGATGAGTTCAAAGAACTTGTTACAAGTGCTTGCCATTACTGTAAATTAAAAACAGAATCAGAAGCTTTGGGTATTGACAGGATAAATAATGATATTGGATATACGAAAGAAAACTGCGTGCC